TCACCAGTCTCGGCGAAGAGATTGCAACACTTAAAGAAAAGTGGAGTGCAAAGTACAAGAAAAGTATCGACTGTAATAACCCTAAGGGATTTAGTCAAAAAGCACATTGTGCAGGGAAGAAAAAATGAGAATATTAGAAATTATAGAAGAAGCAAAATCAAGTTGCCCTATTGCAACACAAGACTTAGAAGTTAACACTGTTAATAGAGACTTTGCACAAGAAAAGTATAACTACGGTCCACTTAATATTGATGAGCCTGGCAATTATTGGGAAGGTGTTGCAAAAGAATGGGACACTACTGTAGAAGCCGCTAAAGAATCACTTTGCGGAAACTGTGTAGCATTCGATATAAGTCCACGCATGGAAGACTGCATGCCGGGTCCCGTGAGCGAAGATGGTGGTAGACTAGGTTACTGTTGGATGCACCAATTCAAATGCCACAGTCTAAGAACATGCCACACATGGGCAAAAGGCGGTCCAATTACTGACGACGAAGTTAGCTATGACTGGGACAAAAGAAGCAATGACTAACACTGCAACAGAACAATGGTCATGCAGTGGTGGCAACGAGAGCTGGGATGGGCACCCGTTGGTATATATACCAATTGGTAAACCTTGTCCTTATTGCGGAAATAGAGAGTAATGGATACCACACAACATCGAACTATGACGTTTGATGTTAAAGCGGCCTGGCATGATGAGCCTCCTCCAGTTTATAGAATATTTGTTGATGGTCACTTGATCACCGAACGTACATTTGTATGGGCAGGTCACGAAACATATATAAAAGAAAATCTTGTGTGTGATTTACCGCCTGGCACACATGTGGTAAAAATTGAAAATGTGTCAACACATGGTGAATTTAAACTAAACAATCTGCTAATAGACAACAAAGAACAACCCGAACAGCCAGGAAAAGACGGGTACGATCTCAGGCAGTGGACTTTCGTTTGCGATCTTAAACAGAGCTAAATATAACTATTACAGGTATTAAACTATGAAAACTAAAGATTTTATTAACGAAGCAGATTGTGCTATAGCCAACGATGCAGAAGTAATGCACCGAGATCACGAAGTACAGATGGCACGTGGTCAGTTATATAATGCCGCACAATATGCTATCGAACTTCATCGCATGCTTAAAAACATAAGTGAAAGAGAAGGACTTGAAGGTTGGGTCCAAGCAAAAATTACCAAAGCAACTGATTATCTAAGTAGTGTTAAGCATCACTTAGAATATGAGCAAGTTAGCCAATCATCAGATGCTATGATGGATTTTGTTCCAGAAGGTGCAGAATATGCAATGGACAAGATACTAGACGAAACAGCAAGTGCAGGTGCCACAGGTGCAGGCTCTGTTGCTACAGCACCAACTGGTGATGGTGGTACAGGATTTGAAAAAGCAATTGGTCTTGGTAGAACACCGAACACCTACAAAAACAGTAGCAAGCAGGGCAAAGTTAAATTTGGCAAAGGCGTGTACAACAAATGAGCTCGATGAAAGATCTACTGGAAAAAATGGACGACAACTATCCATTTGCTGGCGAAAAGGCAACGCCTAAACAAATACCTGGTGATCAAGTTCGTGGTACAGACGCAGTTAAGATTGCCAAGCGTACAGTTCCTTACCAAAAGCACCCACTCCAGGGAAAACTTGTAGGTGGTGGTGCCGCTGAAGAGTCTGTAGAGCAAATCGCAGAACAGTTACGCAAAGAGCTTGAAGAGTATGGTGCTCCTGGATCAGGGATGAGCCGTGGGTCAAGTATGGACCGAACAGAAGTTTCACAGTTACGCAGAGATCAAAAAGCACAACAACAGCAAGCTGATTCGCAAGAAGATAATCTTGAAAAACAAATTAAGGGGTTGACACAGCAATCACTGGCAGTATCAAAACAACCAGTGGCTCCACCTAATCCAAACGATCCAGCATCTGTTGCACAGTTTGCCGCGGCAAGTAATCAAAAGAGGGCAGAGAAGCAACAACTAGCACTGCAAAGAAGAGCTCTTAACCAACAGAAGAAACAGTTCACTCAGTATAGCGAGTAATCACAGTGTATATTAATAACTTCACAAAAAATAAAAAGCAAAAGCCAGCACCTATTGTAGATAAGTCTACACAATATCAACTTGATAGAAATGCAAATCTTGCAACTGGCACAATAGGTGATGCATATGGTTCACTTAGTCAACCAAAAAGCACTACGCCACAAGCATATACTCCCCCAGTTAAGACAGTAACAAAGGGGTCAAAGCAAACAGTAAAACCAGTTAAGTTTAATCCCAGGGGCGGACCCATAATTGCACGTAATGGATCAAAGCAAACAGCAGGATCAACGCAAACAGTAAAACCAGTTAAGTTTAATCCCAGGGGCGGACCCATAATTGCACGTGAAGAAATGGAAGAGTTTATAGAGTTTATTGATTCACACGACAATGAAATTATGACCGAAGCACAGTTTGATGAAGCCGCAGGTGAGAAAGACGCTTGCTACCATAAGGTCAAGAGTCGTTACAAAGTGTGGCCTAGTGCATACGCAAGTGGTGCATTAGTACAGTGCCGTAAAAAAGGTGCTAAGAACTGGGGCAACAGTAAAAAGAAAAGCAACGAAAATGTAGAAATGGATAGCAAATTGGATGTTGACAAGTTGTTAACTAGCCTTAGAAATAGTAAAACCACTAATAGTGACAGACTTGCAGATGCAATTGAAATGCGGTTCATGCATAACATGACCTTTAAAGAGATAGGTGAAGAATTAAATGTTGGTCCTAGTAGAGCCGCTACGATTATTGAAAAGGCACTACGTTTGCTAAGGTGGCATGCCGCTAGGTCACCTGGGTCGTAAAAAAAACTTAATTAGGCATAGAATAGAAATGAGACTAACAGACTTTATCACAGAAAAATGCTGGAAAGGCTACGAAAAGAAGGGCATGAAAACCATGTTCGGCAAACGTGTGCCTAACTGTGTTAAAAATGAATCTGCAGATGCAGTATCACTAGACGAGCATGGCAACTTGATATTTGAAGATGGTGTTAGTGAAGACCTAAAGAAATGGTTCAAAGAGAAGTGGGTCCGCTTTGGTCCAGATGGTAAGATACGTGGCGACTGTGCGAGAGGATCAAGCAAAGAAGGTAAGCCAAAGTGTTTACCACAATCAAAAGCACAAGCACTAGGCAAGAAAGGCCGTTCAAGCAGTGCGGCTAAAAAGCGTAGAGAAGATCCCAAAAAGAATCGCAAAGGCAAAGCCAAGAACGTTGCTACTAAGACACGTGGTATGAAAGAACAAGGACCACCTGATTACAGCACTGGTAAGTCAGCTGATCAAAAAGGAATAAGCCCTAGGACAGTTGGTAAAGTAATACTAGACCCAGAAGGTACTGCACGAGAGGCTGGCGGTAGGGTATTACAAAAAGGCATGAATGCAGTTAAGTGCGCAATTACCCAAGATCCAACCTACTGCAACCTATCCAAATAATATCCTAAACCTCTTGTTTTATTAGTTCAGATACTGTATAATAGTATACTTTACTAACAGGAGATCAGTAATGTCATCAAGAATGTTCAGTTCAGAGCAAAAAGCAAAACTCACACAGGTTGTTAACGAAGGTATTGCAGTAATGCAAGAAGTAGAAGATCTCAGCGCAGGTTTGAGTGATACAATCAAAGCAGTTGCAGAAGAAATGGAAATTAAACCCAGTATTCTTAAGAAAGCTGTGCGTATTGCATTTAAATCCAAACTCACAGACGAAAACGCTGATCACGAAGATCTAAACACGATTCTCGAAACTGTCGGCCGTACCCTTTAATTGAAAAACATGAAGAAGTTTTGGGTCAGCAGTTACACAAGTGATCGCACAGCATTTTATCTCGAGCTGATTAGTTTTATAACAACTGTCGGTGCAAGTGCTTTATTGGCCGCAACAGCAGATTCTCCCAACATGCTCTTGGTATACCCTGGTTTCTTTGTAGGGTGTATCACAGGTGCAATTGCATATCTACGTAGAAGTTTACCTTTTCCGTTTTTATTGACCAGCTGGTTCGCATGTGTTAACATATTCGGATACGGTGTAGCATCAGGATGGTGGTAATATGAGTTACATAGACGCATTATTTGATAGAAAAGCAGATCGCATACATGTCGTGGAGCGTGTTAATGGGGAACGTGTATACAAAGAGTTTCCTGCTAACTATGTGTTCTACTATGACGATCCAAAGGGCAAGTTCCGTACAGTGTATGGTAGCCCTGTGAATAGGTTCAGTACACGCAACGGCAAAGAGTTTCAAAAAGAAATGCGTGTGAACGGCGGAAAGAGATTATGGGAATCGGATATTAATCCAGTGTTCCGCTGTTTAGAAGAAAACTACCTGGGACAACAATCACCTAAACTGCAAACATGCTTCTTTGATATTGAGGTCGACTTTGACCCTGAACGTGGATTCAGTCCACCTAGTGATCCGTTCAATGCAGTAACTGCAATTACTGTGTATAACGACTGGATGGACAAGTTGATCACGCTGGCTATTCCTCCCAAAGGACTTAGCTGGGAAAGTGCAGAAGAACTATGCAAAGACTTCGAAAACTGTTTCTTATTCGAACGTGAAGAAGAACTGTTGGGCACATTCTTAGATTTAATTGAAGATGCTGACATACTGTCGGGTTGGAACAGTGAAGGTTTTGATATTCCTTACTTGGTCATGCGCATAAAGCGTGTACTTAGCAACGATGACAATAGACGTTGGTGCCTATGGGGGCAACTACCCAAGCAACGCACATTTGAACGTTTTGGTGCAGAGAATCTAACATTTGATTTAATAGGCAGAGTGCATATGGACTATATGCAACTGTATCGCAAATACACATACGAAGAACGTCACAGTTATTCACTAGATGCAATTGGTGAACACGAACTAGGTGAACGTAAAACACAATACGAAGGCTCACTTGATCAGTTGTATAACAAAGACTTCAAGACCTTTATTGAGTACAATCGACAGGATACCGCGTTGCTAGGCAAGATGGACAAGAAGTTACGTTTTTTAGATCTTGCAAACGAACTAGCGCATGATAATACCGTACTGCTACAAACAACAATGGGTGCAGTGGCAGTTACAGAGCAGGCTATTATTAATGAGGCACATCAGCGTGGTATGGTTGTACCTAATAGGAAAGGAAAAGAAGAACATGGAGAAACGCAAGCGGCAGGTGCCTATGTTGCTCATCCCAAAAAAGGGATGCACGACTGGATCGGAGCAATCGACATCAACTCACTCTATCCCAGTGCTATTAGGGCCCTCAACATGGCGCAAGAAAGCATCATCGGACAACTCAGACCGATAATGACAGACAGGTACATCAAGGAAAAACAGGACGCTGGAAAGAGTTTTGCTGATAGTTGGGAAAACATGTTCGGTAGCCTTGAGTATCAAGCGGTAATGAATGGAGAGCCTGGCACAGAGATTACTGTAGACTGGGAAGCAGATGGTAGCAGTGATATAATGAGTGCCGCTGACATTTGGAGACTGATATTTGACAGTAACAAACCTTGGATGATCAGTGCTAACGGTACTATATTCAGTTATGAAAAAAAGGCTATTGTACCAGGATTGTTAGAACGTTGGTATGCCGAACGTAAAGAACTACAAGCAAAGAAGCGTGACGCTGAGTCCGATGATGATATTGCATTCTGGGATAAACGACAGTTGGTTAAGAAGATTAACTTGAACAGTTTGTATGGCGCTATTCTTAATCCAGGTTGTAGATTCTTTGACAAACGTATTGGACAAAGTACTACACTATCCGGTCGTATCATTGCCAAGCACATGGATGCGTTTGTTAACGAAGCCATAACAGGTGTATATGATCACACTGGTGATGCAGTTGTGTATGGTGATACTGATTCTTGTTACTTCACTGCATGGCCCGCTATTAAAGATGATGTCGAAAGCGGTAAAATGGAATGGAACAAAGACATTGCTACACAAGTGTATGATAGCATCTCAGACCAACTTAATGAAAGTTTTCCATTGTTCATGGAAAAAGCCTGTCACTGCCCACGTGAAAATGGCGCATTGATCAAAGGTGGTAGAGAGATTACTGCAACTAAAGGCTTGTACATTAAGAAGAAGCGTTATGCGGCACTGATATATGACATGGAAGGTACTAGACTCGACGGCGGCGGCAAACCAGGCAAAGTTAAAGCCATGGGACTTGACTTGAAGCGAAGTGATACTCCGCCGGTTGTACAGAATTTCCTAAGTGATATACTACTTGGTGTACTAACAGGATCAACCAAAGAACAGATATATGATAAGGTTCGCGACTTTAAAATTGCATTCCAACAGCGTCCAGCATGGGAAAAAGGTACTCCCAAGCGTGTAAACAATCTAACCAAGTACACTGCCGCTGAAAAAGCGCAAGGCAAAGCAAACATGCCTGGCCATGTAAGAGCCGCAATGAACTGGAACTATCTCAAACGCATGCATGGTGACAACTACAGTCAAAACATTGTTGATGGTATGAAAACTATTGTGTGCAAACTTAAAGAGAACCCAATGGGTTACAAGAGTGTAGGGTATCCAACAGATGTTTCACATATCCCACAGTGGTTTAAGGACTTGCCATTTGATGATGCACTAATGGAGGCAACTATTGTGGATCAGAAAGTAGAGAACCTATTAAGTGTACTTAAATGGGATATTCCTGCACATACCAACATCAAAACAACATTTGACGACTTGTTCAGCTTCGAATAAATACCTATGTACAATTACATAGTGATATTCAATGAACCTCGTAGATCTTGTAAACACCAAAAACTCCCTCAGAAGTGGGCCTGACCTAGCTCCATTATCTGCCGAGCTTGATAAAATTACCAAGCACTACCAAGATATTATTCGAGGTGTTGATCCTAGATTTACCGGATCTGTAAACATTTCTATAGATCATTATCAAACAATTAAAGATCAATTAGCCTTACACCAACCCAAGATTGAGCAGACAATTGCGGATATTGATGCAGAAATACTGAAACAAAGTCAAAAGTTTTTTACAGAAAGTTATGCACTTGAGCGTGAGCTAAAGAGTGACTTTGATTCTTACGGAATGTTAACGCAAAATCTTAGAACAATGCGACACTGGCGGAATATTAGATTAGACCAAACTGGTAGTCCAGATATGCACATGCTAGGAGTAATTCGAAAACATGTAGAACATAGATATCCTGTACTAGAGATAGGTTGCCGCGACGGGGACTGGACTAAATTTTTAGTTGCTGGTGATCCATTATACATATCTGATTACACAGAAGAGTTTATGCATAATGCAGTGCACCAGTTTACGAAACAGTACATTCCTAGAGTCAGGCAGTACCAAATAAAAGACAACAACATAAACGATCTG